ACATAAAATCTATTTTCAAAACACACCAAATAGTTTGTTGGATCATTGATTAAAGTTCCAACATTTCTCCTAATTCTAACTTTTGTGATGTTAGATGTAATTGAAGTATTAGTAGCATCAATTATACGTAATGCTTTGCTATATTTAAATCTTCCACCAAACTTATTCAAGTCTGTAGAGTTAGAGTAAGCATTCAGTGAATTTGTTACTTGTGTTCTCAAATCACTAACTGAACCAACAAAGTTTGAATTATAATAAACTGTGGAATCCAATTCCACATAAAGAACATTAATATTGACAAATTCTGGTTTGATGCCTGCCACAGAATATTGTCTCAAAGAATTCAAAATAGATTCTTTAGTAGATTCAGATAAGTAATCTGAATTCTTTGGTTTTGCTGCAATGAATACTTTACCATATTCTGGTGGAGTCAATTCTTCGCCACCATATGCAGTAACTGATTCAATGTTTGGGTAGATTGATGGTATCAGTGCCTCATAATCCCCAGCAGTGACTGCTCTGTACTGTGATGCATACAATCTTGGGGAATAATACCTTACTGATTCTAGGGATTGAATGTTATCGCCATTCTGAGAGACAGTATTTGTGATTACAGGACCTATTGTTGCATTTAAAATAGCATCATTATTGTCTCTTATGGTGCCAGAGAAACTAAAATTAGATGCTCCATTGCCTGCAGAACCATTTGTAGTGATGTAAGAGGCATTAATTTGATTATTATTGTTTAATTTTTTGCCAAAAATGCCATCACCAAAGAAAATTTCATATTTTTCATCAGAAATTTCTTGAATTAAAAAGATTTGTGACTCTGAATTAATTCCAACAATATTGTCAATATAATTATACTGCTCTGTAGTGGTATCTTGAGCAGTATTTTTGACATTTATCCTAATTGTTGAAGTGTCAATGTAAGGATTTGGTAAAATATACTTCTGATTTGGTTGTGAAGTATTTACTGTGAAAGTTTTTGTGAGATATGTTCCTTCATAAATGTCAATTTCTGAGAAAATTGCTTCACTATTTTCTACCCCAACAGTAATATCTTCTGGAATTGAAAAAATATAACTCGTATTGTCCAATGACCCTGTACAAACTATACCTGCTTTGAGGGTAACTGTTTTGACCGAAGTGTTAATATTGTTTACTATAAAGGAAATGTTTGCTTTTGCTGCTCTTCGTGACAATGGAACAAACCCTATGTTCCTTGCAAGAGAGACTACATTCTCTCTAAGGGTTGCACTGTCAAGGAATGCCTCATTTGCCACCATATTGGTGTTGTAGGCAGTCAGATAAGTGTTATAGGCAAGTACATCAATCAGAATAGAAAAGTTAGAACCTTCAAAATCAAAGTCAGTAAAGGTTGAATTTGACCTTAAGTAATCTTTAATGGAGGTTCTAATCTGATCGAAATCCAGATTAGTGAAATCTGTAAAAGCCATTAGTACCTAGTTGGTTGTAATATGAAGTTAATTGCCTGCGTTGGAAGAGGAAGTCCAACAATATCATAAACAATTGTAATATCTAACTCATTATCTTCTGGAAAAATTCCAACATCTACACGTCTGACTGTAACTCTTGGTTCAAAGTTAGAAAGAAGTGTTCTAATTTCTTCTTGAATTGGGTCTACAAGTCCACTATCTGCAAGTTCAAAGAAGTAATTTTCTACATTAGACCCTAACAGTGAGTTAAAAAACCTTTCACCTATTCTTGTTCTAACTAAATTAACAACAGAACGCTTAATTGCATCTTCATTTGTTAATGTTCCGATGTCATTTGTTACAGGGTGCCTTAAGAAAGACAAGCTGATATCTTTAAATCCTCTTGAAATATTCTCTAAAGGCACCTGCAACTACGTAATAAGATACTTTTATTTATTGAGGTTTCCCATAGGTTGGTTCAGTTCCATATTCCCAATCATCATAGTCTTCATCATTACGAATTGTTTCATGAATTTCTGCTTGTTCCTTTAATAAATGCTTATTTCTTGGAACATCATCATGCATAATTTCTTGAATTGTTCTTTTATCAAATTTTGTATCATAATCAGTGACTAAATTTGTAGTCCCCCACATTTGATACATGTAATTTTTGTCTCTATCTACAGGTAAGTTTGCCATTGTGCTCCTAATTCGAGTGAATTAGAACTTTTTAAGGGGTTGCCATCCCTATTTCGTACATAAAATCATCAGAAGTTTCAATTTTTCTTTTATTTTCAACTGAATATTCAGTCAAATCTATTTCATAACCAGGATTTTTTGTAATTCTGTTGCGAATCCAGGCATCATCATACCACAAAATCTTATTATTTGGGTATGCATAGTAATTTCCATTGTCCATTTTGAAAAAATGTGCACATTTATGCTCTGGAGTCTCACTGAAATTGGTATTCAAGGTTGATTTTGATTCCCAAGACCAATCTAGGGTGAACAAATAGACCCCTTCATTCTTTTCGCCCTTGTAATTAATCAATTCTGCACGCAATCCAGCAAGTCTAGACCTTACTTGAACATCAATATAAGGCGAAAAGCAATCCCACCACATACACTCCTCTAATTTTGGCACTGGAGCATCAGGTTTCCAGCAAAATGCATGAATTGGTCTTCTAGTCCAGTTAACGCCATTCTCTAAAAATGCTTCAAAGAGGGGCACATGCTTCTCCAAAGATGCCACTGAGTGAACATCACATAATGTTACCTCACCATGCCCTTCCTTATGATTGTAGAGAAACTCATTTCTTATATAACATGTAAATGTAGGAAGATTGTGATTCAGATATGACATAAACACCTAATAAAAAAGCAGGAGTTTCCTCCTGCTCTATCTATATCAATTACCTTGACCCCTATAACGCTTCTTCCTACCATTCCTTGATGTGGCAGAGAGTTTGGTATTTTGAGAACAACCCTGACGAGTCTTCTTAGGTTTTGACTCAATAACAACTTTATTAGTCAGTGAAGGACGCTTTGCCATAATTAATTTTCCTCTAGATCACCTACACATTCTACCACAAGATCCTCTGGATTGGGAACCCCTGTCTCATAAAACTGTTGAGACAGGTCTTCCATAATTTCCCACAACTCTTCTTGAGAGAGATACTGGTACAGCACCCTCCCATCACAAAGAATTCTAAATGATTCTTGTTTTTTCATGACCTACACGAATCTGTGGATTGCACCAGATTTCAAAACCTGCCTTCTTTGCCTCTAAGCAGAAGGAAACATCCTCACCACACATATCCTGAACATCGCCAGACTCAAAGACCTGCATCTGAGGGGCAAACCAAGGGTACTTCATGTCTGGGTGCTCAAATACACCATGCTTAACCAGAACCCAACCAAAGCCTGTGTAATCCACAGTGAATGGTTTCTTTCTGTTGGAAATGGTGTCTACCATCTCATGGTTCATGACGCCACCATTCTTGGCAAAGTCTTCTTCTTCTAACCAATGTGCAACTGAGGTAGTTCTGCCATCCTCTGTGGCATACCAACCTGCAGCAATATCCTTGTCCATCTGAACCAATGCCCAGAATGCATCAGTGTTGAAAACAATATCAGAATCAATCCACAACTGGTAGTCGTATTGAAGTTTACCCTGCCAAGGTAATTGATCAGGACCTGCAAGAACATTAGCACCAAGAACTTTACAACGTGCAAAGTTTACCATTGATGAATAATCTTGTGAAATCTGAATAGATGCTCCTGCCTGTACTAAATCAAAGCACAGTTGCACGAAGTTCTTCAGGAAAATATATGATACGCCCCGACCTGGAAGACAGAATACAATAGTCTTACCCCTAATCTTTTCTAAACACTCTTCTCTATTAAACAGGGGTTGTTGTTCTTCTGAAGGTGCTTTTGCTTTTACAGTAAATCCTTTTGCCATAAAATTATCAAATGTTATGATGATACGTATCAACTCAATGATACTGCATTATTTATTATTAGTCAAATACTGCAGTTACACTGATAATCTTTGCCTTTGGATTTCGTGCCTGGGCAGTTTCCTTTGCATCTTTATAATCTCTTGCATAGACTTCCTCATAGAAGATCTTACCTGCCACATACAATTGTACTTTACACTTCATTTTTAATTCTCCAATAATTCTATTTTCTGTCCCCACACCCATCTTGTTTCTCCTGTAGGATTTGGATGTAATTCATAATATTCATCTTCACCTAATTTTCTATAAGCATAATGGGTTCCATCCTCGCGTTCACAAATATACTCACACTTATGGGGAGAGTATAAACGGGCCTCAATGATCTTATCGCTTCTTTTTAGCATCATATTCAATTACAATTTTCCTGTGTTCTGTATACTTATCGCTGCAAACTAAGTATGTCAGTTTGCCACCTAAAAGTTTTGTAACATTCTCCAATTGATCCTTTGCCAATAATTCATTAATTTCCATTGTGATACCTCTTACATTGTATTTCATAGTTTGGGAAATGGTGCGTCCTAAGAGCATTGTATACAATAAATGCATTAGTTATGAAAATACACAGAAACATAACCAAACGAACTATAGCAACTTGGTCTGCTTCTTTGTCTGTACTTCCACTCTTTTCCCCCAAGGACTTTGCCACAATCCTCCACAGGGTCTTCTTATTCTTTTTCATTGTCAATTACTATAAGAAACTCTTCTACCTGAAAATCAGTAGAAACACCTGCACTAATCATCTGGGATATACCTGTGAGTGTTTTCTGGCATTCTGATAAGGTGCCCTCACAAAACACCCTGTCTCTTGCAATCAACCTATATGTCATTTTTTATACTGGGAAAATTTTTTTATATAATGGGTTCCAATAATACTTAGAGTGGCACACAGGCAAAGCACAATATACTCTAATTCCTCAAAAAAGTCTAGGAAATTTTTTACCTGGGGAAAATTTTTTTTATTCATCTTGATATCGCTCTCGCTGTTTGTCACCTCTGTAGGTTAGGGTAGTTGTGGTTTTTCGCATTACACCCCCCCACCAACCCTCAAGGGCACAAATAACTGCCAATTCACTATAACACACATCACAAATACTGTCAAGTTACATACACTGCCATTCTCACACATTCTCACACTATATTATAACCTGTGGAAAACTATTTTTCCACAATTTGTATAGTTTTCCACAGGGTTTTCCACAGGTTTGACTATAGTTTTCCACAGGCAAATTGACTGTCATTTGTTATAACTCCAGTGGTGCACTGTGTTCTCACTGATTCACACTTAAGACCTGTGGAAAACTATACTGTCAAGGGGTCATGTGCCAGTCCTAGGAGTGACTGGGGGTGCTTGACTTTTCAGAGAGTTTGTGATACACTGGAGGCCAAGATCACAACAACTAGACACATTTACAGGTACATACACTAATTAACACAAACAATACACATCACACTATTACATTTATTAACACATTTAATTTATCCACAAATCAACACACTTTCTGTGGAAAACTATCATAAACTGTGGAAAACTTCTCATCTAACTCTCCCCACAGTGCTGTCACATAATCATACTCAATCCAGGCACTTTCCTGTTCACCATTGGGATCTTCTTGCCTTGCTTTGTTATACTCATGTATCCGCAACTCCCATACACCTTTGAGAATACGATTAGCATCCTCTTGGCATAACTCAAGTTGAAACACTTTGTTCTCCTTCATTCTAATCTAAACAGATAAACTCATAGTGTGTCAGATCTTCACCCATCTCAAAGTTCAGTGCTTCACTAATAGTTTCAGGAATGAACTTTCTAGGATGACTGTTAGCATCAATCATGATCTCCAACTTAACAACCCAGGTCTTTGTTTCCAACATAATTCTAATTCAGGACATGAACATAATCAATGGATTTAATACACCAACCAGTTGCACATGTAATCTCTTCAACTAGATCATCTTCATCATCTGCATCCCATACTGTACTCAATGTATCAGCAGTGATGTTATCATAATGATGCTGCGTGAACTCTTCATCATCATCAAAATCAAACTCAATTTGTGTAACTTTGTACTTCATTTTTGTTGGATCTTATTGATAGCAGTGGTGATAGATGTGGTCAGGAGAATACAAACATCTTGCCTGAAGACAGCATACACAGGTTGTTTGGTTTGAATGTCGAACGTGTATTTAATGGTCATCAAACTTCTCCTCCTTCATGAATCTCAAACATCATTGCATTGATCTCATCATGATCTACTGCCAAAGAATCCCACCTAACATCATCAGCAGTGGCAATCTTATCACAATTGTCCATGCACCTAATGAACTTGATGTAAGGTGATTCTTCATTAACATTGTGATACTCTACACATGCAACAGCAGTGTTATACAGGAAGGCATTATTCTGCATCCACAGAGATACATTCCAGGTTTCATAATTTGCCCAACCATTATAAGTTTGCTGGGTCATTGCTTTGGTTTCATTCATCATACATGTATGATAGCACGGATTCAGGGTTTTCGGTAAATGTTTGTGCCAGTTCTACAAGTGGCACATGGTATCATTTAGGCAGCAGCAATAGCAGACTCCATGATTACATCTTGCTCACGCATCAGAACATAATCATAACTCCACTCAACTTCCAGGTGATTCTTGTATGCTTCAGCAGCAGACTTGCAATCAAACATTTTCAGAGAATCAAAAGATTCTCCTTCATAATCATGCCCACCGATCACCACATAAACTTGCATTTGGTTGCTTTTCTCATTCATCATACATGTATGATAGCACGGATTCAGGGGTTTTGGTAAATGTTTGTGCCACTTTAATTAGTGGCACATGGTATCACCCAGGATCAGAAATCAATGGTATCATCATAATCATTCTCCATGATGTAGGCATCATCAGGCACAGGAACTTGATCCTCTTGAGTATCTACAACTGCATCCAGTACAGTGAGAAGATCATCACCAGTTTGTGCCTTTGCAAGCATCACCATAGCAGCAGTTTTAGGCAGGTTCAGAGTAGCAGTCATGATGTTAATTGGAGTGAAAAAGTGTTAGTGAAAGAGTGTGATTCAGTAGTTCTTGATGAACACGAATCCATTGTTGAAAGCATAATTATATTGGAGATTTTGTTCCCAGGTTGCTTCCCAATCTACCACAACAAACTCAGGAACTTTATATCCCATGTCATCACAGTAGACTTCAGCAAAGATCTCAGGAGTTTCCCATTCTCCATGATAGGCATCCTCAAACCTTTCTACTTCATGAATACCAAACTCTTCAATGAAAGCATCAACAGCAGCATAGGAATTGTCCTCACCAAAGCGAACATAATCATCATAATAGTTGATGAAATTATCATCGCCATGCTCATTGATGAAGTCCAGCATATCATCAAGATGGAAAGAATCTTCCATCAATTCTTCAATCTTACTGCGCAGAGTATCACTAACCTCAGTCAGATAGTTGTCAACAGTAAGGGCAACAGGTTGAATGTTAGTTTGAAGAGCAATCATTTGGTTGGTTTGAGTGTTGTTTTGTTTTTCCATACTAGTATGGTAGCACATTTTTGGGGTCTGTGCTCATTTCGTGTGACGGTTCTACAACTGGCACATCAGTATAAAGGAGGCAGACAACATTGTGCATTTGGATAATCATAAATGCCAGAACATTGCCTAGCATTTTAGGATCATTGGTCACCATAATCTGCCCAGAAAGCATCATTGTGGGAAGGACGAATACAGGTTACAGCATGATCCTCAATGACTTTTGCATTGAAAGGACTATCATCAACCCAGAATTGAATGTCATCCCAAAAGCGAAGAATATCCATCAGTTGATGACCTTTAGCAGTGGAACCAGTTGCATCATCATCTGCATTTTTCATGTAGAGTGCATCAAACTCAGGCAAATGTTCCTGCAACCAATATGCTGTACCATCTGCAAATGTATCAGGTCTGGCAGTAGCAATGACTAGATCAAATCCCATAGATTTGCAGTGCTTTGCAACATCTACAACTGCATCAATAGCAGGGAATTGATCACATTCTTCAAACCCTGATTGATCACCATGATGACACAAAGTTGCATCTAGATCAAATACAACACACTTAGGGTTTGAGATGTTGTAAATTAGTTTTGAGAATGTTTTGTTTTTTTCCATACCTGTATGATAGCACGTTTTTAGGGATTTGTCAAGTGTATTGTGACACTAGTACAAGTGGCACATGGTATCACTCACTCGTCGATCATTGATGATACATCTTTTTGCATGAGTTTGAGACTATGTTCATTCCAATTATCCAAGTTAAAATCACCACTAGGATAATACAGTTCAGATAACCAGAAATCATAAATCATCTGATTTGAGGATAACTTTGCAAATGCTTTGTTAATAGCATCCATCACATCAGTCTGATTCATTTTCAAGGTAAGATTTAAGGAGTTGAACATCATCTAAAACAGATTTCATTGCTGCTCTACTATACCCAGCAGCATAGGGATAACCTTTCTCAGGATCATTGATTGCAGTCTCTGATTCATAGATTGCCTGCTCAAGATCACTCATAATTCTATTCAGTTTCAGTTGCACAGTTTCATTCATCAGCAAGCACCTGCCATAGGATTACCAAGTTGCGGAAGGTTGCTGTTATCTTTGGTCACAATGTAACCAAAACCAGCATACTCACGCAGTTGAACTTTCTTCTCAACTTTGTTAATGAACTTCTTGGAAATTGTCTCAATTCCTTTCCACTCAAGCACCTTAAGTGTCCAGGTTTCAGATATATCACCAAAAGGTGTTTTGACAGGATAAAATGACACTACCATTGTGCCATCTTTAGATTTAATTGTGGGGAAGTCAGTCATTTGTTTTTCCATACTAGTATGGTAGCACAGTTTCAGTGGTTTCGGTAAATATAGCGACCAGTTCTACAACTGGCACATGATATAATCAAACAGGGAGAATAGAGAAAGTTCCGCACCACTTGCGCACCCACAGCAGAGTATCATAATATCCACGAGGATTGGACATCACCATACTCACATTCTTCTCAGGATTGAAAGCAATAGCAACATACTTATAAACATCATGGGATTCTTCAATTTCTTGAATCCACATTTGATTCACTTTACCTTCCTTCCAGTTAGTGTGATAGTGGAAGATTTCAGATGCAATTTGATTTTTCATACATGTATGATAGCACACTTTTGGGGGATGTGCTCATTTCGTGTGACAGTTCTACAACTGGCACATGGTATCATCCAAATGCCACACATTTGTGGAATAAAAGCTAGTGACAAGATTTGAACTTGCGACCTATGGTTTACAAAACCATTGCACTACCACTGTGCTACACTAGCAAAAAAGTTATTTAGTTATCATTTACAAATTGAATGATGAACCAAATTACCAATGAAATTGCACCAATAAGTAGAATCCACTTCCAGGCATAGATTAACAACATCACTACAAGACCAATGAGTACTAAACCTCCACTAATTTCTGATGATGAACTAGATTCAGATTCATTATCACTATACTCACTCCATGAGTTAGTTGTTCTCACAACACAACCAGGATTTGCACGTTGAACTCTTGCAACAGCATCATGTGAGGTAGGTGCCTCTACAGTTTCTGTGTAGTATTGAAAGAACTCAGTGTTAGGACCTGGACGAACTTCCACTTCATAAATCATAACTCAGTTACCTTTGTTATTGTATTCCTGAATGTATTGCTTGAGAGTATCAACATAATCATCAGGGTTCTTAATAAAAACTTGCGTTTCACCTGAATGACAAGAAATCAAGGTCACAATTTGTTCTACTTTTTGACCAGTCATTTCCTCATACATCATAGCATAACCAGTCTCCTGAACAAAATAGTTTTGAATCTGATTTTCATACTTTGGTTTAGAAGAACTCTTGAAGTCAATTACAGACAGTTTACCATTGTATTCTGCAATACAATCTACACGACCTGCAATTCCAAGTTGTTCAGAATACAGGGCACATTCCTGATAGTGAATGTTATTCACATCATCAAGAAGTGCCTTGAATTGATTGAACAATTTCAGTGCAACTTCATACTTCTCAGTATCATAATCTACATCAAGATTGTTGACATAATCTTCCACAATTTTGTGGAACTTAGTGCCATTGTTTGATGCAAATTGACTAATTTGATTTGCTACATCAACACCTACACGTTCCCTCCACTCTGCAATAGATTTGCGATTCTGATAGGAAGTAACTGTAGTGACAGAAGGCAACAGTTTACCATTCACAACATAACGACGTGAACCATCCACAGTTTCAGTGGGAATATCTGCAAGAATAGGCAGATTGAGGTGATTAAACTTAGTTTGGGTTTGCATAATGTTGTTGTTAATAATCAAAGGAACTCAGCAATATAATAGTCAACAGTTATTTCTAGTTCTGCTGCTTTTGCTTCAAGTTCCATAGCATACTCTTCTGCCATTTGTGTATCTGCATGATCACAGAAGAGATCAAGAGTGGAATCAGTCATAAACTTATCTTTCATACATGTATGATACCATAGATTCACCAAAAAGTCAAGCATAAGTGGACAGTTCTACAAGTGTCACTCAGAGTAGATTCATGCTCACAACTAGCAGACCAAAGTGATTAACTTGATCTGCAACTTTCCTAATTGCAATTTCTTGATTCTGTGCATTAACTGTGTGAGTTCGATTAGACCAAACATCAACAATCTTAAACACTTTCATGTCGTTTTGATTTATCATACATGTATGGTAGCACGTTTTCAGGGGTTTTGGTAAAAATAGCGACCAGTTCTACAACTGTCACATTGTAGAACTTTGGTGAATCATTTTTTGTGTATCATGTTTCATTTGTTGGTCAGCAAAAGCATTAACAATGTTCAAGATTGCAAGGCAAGTGATACAAAACAGTGCAGATTTCATTCTTCTTCAACAGGAAACAGGTTAGCATACTCTTTATCAGTGAGAGTAAGATACTCTACATTAGCATACTTGTGTTCTTCAGCATACACCAACTGATAGTGAACAAAGTCACTCAAACTGGTGCTGCCATACTCAACAACACCATCAACCAAACAAAGATAATTCATTTATACAAATAAGAACCTGCCCAATCAGCACGTTGATACATCTCTTCACGAGATTTGTCATCAAGAAGATTATACCTTACACCATTCAATGCAGGTGCAGACCAAGTTGCAGATTTGTATACATCACCAGTATTCAGGTTCACAAATGCATGAGCACTGCGTTGCTTACTGTCATTGGTAACATGAATAATCTTGGCATACTTTCTGCCTTTGGTGTAAGTGTATTCATCAACACCTTCACCTTCACAGAGTTTATCAATCTGCTGTTGATGCCATTCTACACTATCACCTTTGGCAATGTAATCTCTGTGCCTTGCAATAGAATAAGACTGGTAGTTAGTACGAAGAACTTGACACATTTCTTCAATCTTATCAATAACTTTTTCAGTCATGAGAGTGGTTTGTTTGTTCATACTGTGTATGATAGCACAGTTTCAGGAGTTTTGGGGATTATAGCGACCAGTTCCACAACTGGCACATCACTATACTTTAGGAAGGTCACATTGTGTCACTATTTCATAATCAGATCCATCACTAAATGCTGCTGCTGTGTTATAAATCTCTTTTGCCCTATACAATAAATGCTCAAGATCTTCAATTAGTTCACTCAAACTATCATCAGTTTTACCAAGCAAAGCATCATCAATTCTATCAAATGCTGCTGCTGTTTGTAGAGTATGCTTGTGGATCATGATACTTTATACTTTGCCTTTATTGATTGCAATACTTGTTTACGTGCTTTAATCTTCCCTTTGGACACACCTCTGGGATTCTTTTTCTTGCCTGAATTGTGTATCCAGTTGGGAGTCATTGTCTTAGAAGTGTATAGAAAAGGAAAGGGGCATTGTGCCCCTATTTATTATCAAGCAGCAACAGGTTCAGTCACACTATCAATAACTGTGCTGTCATAAGCATCAAGTGCTTCAACAAGTTCAGCACCATTTTGTGCACTTTGCAGACTCATAATGAGTTGAGAAGCAGCGAAATTGGTATCAGCAAGATCAGCAGCAAGAGACATCAGATTGATAGACATAATAAAGAAAGTGGTAAGTGAACAAAGTTGTGTAACTTTAAGGCAAACACATTCCTATAAATCAAGCAGTGAGTTCTACTTCTAAATCAGACTCATCCTCATCAGGAAGATGATAAATGAGTTGATAATAATCATCATAATCAACACCCAAATAGGATGCAAAACCCTCTAAATCATCATGCAATCTACAAGTGTCAATCATGTTTCCTCAACTGTTGATGTAATCATCATAGCACATAAACTTAGGTTTTGGGAGTGTTATGTGCCACTTCAACTTGTGTCACAGGCATAGCATTAACCTGTGGCAAGTTAATGAAAGGATCTCCCACAAGCAGGATAACGCACAGGCAGACACCTTTCCAAACTTTATTAGACATCGTAGATTTTGTTGAAATTAAATTGATCCTCAAACCATGCTTTTTCTGCATCATCCCAGATGCTAAGTCCAAGCAAGAAACTATAATATTCTGCCCACACTCTACAACTATCCTCAAACCATTCATTACTGGGTTTGCTAACAGAATAATCTTGAAAGTTCATTTGTTTGTTTGTCATGAATACATGATAGCATAAAAACTGGCACTGTGCTCATTTACAGTGCCAGTTTTACAAGTGTCACATGCTATACATCAATTTCAGCAAGTTTTTTCTGTTGTCGTAAGTCTTTGATGATAAGTTGCAGTTCAAATACATCTTGCCTACAATCTTCAAGGTCTTCACACATGATTTCATACTGATATTCAGACTTACAATTCCTAATCTGTTTAGTCAGTTTATCATACCTCTTCTTTGCTTCTTTGAGGTCTTTTTCGTACTCTTGGATGCTTTTCATTTGATGTAGGGACTATTGAAATAACGACGAAAGACAGTAATAACAATAATGGAAGTGCTAATGACACCAACCAGACCAAGGAAGGTAATAGCATCACCAGTGAAATTGTAAGTAGTAGGCATTTGTTTTTAGATTACTTTGTAATGATAACAGATTTAAGGTCAAAAGTCAAGGCATAGTGGACAGTTGCACAAGTGTCACAAGATAACTTTATACCCACTGTCCTCTTTGATAAATAAAACAGTTACCTGTTGTGTTAAATGTTAAAAGTTTTAGATTTTAGTCATAGAATTGGAAACAAATACTATGACAATGTAATTTGTGATTGTGGAAATCAATTTATTATTAGAAGAGATTGTTTAAGAAAGCAAAATAAATGTAATGATTGTGCCAATCAGTCAAGGAAAAGTAAAAATACAAAACATGGAGATTGGAAAAGTTATTTGTATGACTGTTATCATCAAATAAATCAAAGATGCAATAATCCTAATAAAATAAATTACAAAGATTATGGTGGAAGAGGTATTAAATTACATGAAAAATGGGATACCTATGAATCATTCAAAGAATACATTATCAATAATTTGGGAGAAAGACCATCATCAGATTATTCATTAGACAGAATAGACAACAATGGTCATTATGAACCAGGAAATGTTAGATGGGCAACAAGAAGTCAACAACAAAGAAATAAAAGAAATTCAAAAAATTAGAAATTCCACATACCTCTTTGAATCAAAATTTTACGAATTTCATTGTAAGCAAACTGTTGAATCTGCCTGTCAGCAGCATTATCCAGAACATAATACATTTTGTTCAAATACTCATCTTGAGTTGTAACTTTGACTACTTTTGCATTAGTAACTCCAAGACCAGAAATAGGAGAACCTGCTTTTACTTTGTTCTTACCAAAGTTACCAGAAACCCTGCCACTTGTGCGAAGTTTAGGTTTAATCTTGGAAAGATTAGAAGTAGTGAAGGAGTAAGTCATCTGTGATTCATTCATACAAGTATGATAGCACACAAAAGGGCACTGTGGGGATTTACTGTGCCACTTGTACAAGTGTCCTCTCGATGTCCTCTACAGTGCTTTGCAGTTTGTTATACAGGGCACTGAGGGATACTTTACCACTACCTTCCATAATCTTCTGCTCTTTCTTTGACAGCAACTGTAGGGCAGTCTTCAGTGCATCCAACTCATCAAGGTTCAAACGTACAAAATCTTCATCCATTGTCCTTTAATTCCTCATTTAAGTTCACTTCAATACCATCAGTAAGGTCTTTCAATCTATCAAAGAAATCTTCATCTAATGGAATCACTTTTTCTTTACCTGTTCTCACATCTTCTGCCATCTGCATCAAATGTTCAAGAAACTCTTTGGGTAAAGTATCATCATCACCAAGATATTGCCAGAACCAACTATAACATTCTTCATAGGGTTCATCATACCACATCAGGGCATAATCTTTATAGTTTCCTGTCATTAGGTCACTCCAGATTCTAAATGACCCACGAATGTTTTGCCATCCTGTCATCCAACAGTGACCAATCCAATACTCCCACCAATTTAGTTTTTTACTCATTAGATTAGTTTCCAATTTGGATCGTTAATCTTATCTATCCAAAAGAAGTATTGTTTGTTGATAGATGCAAGAAACAATTTGGTATCTGTCTCTTGTTCTACATGACAACCATGTAGTTTATCCATTATATTTGCAAACCTATTCTTTGCTTTATTGGAAATAGGTTGAACATTTACCATTTTACGTTTCACTTTAGTTTGCATCAATTTACTCCACAAAAAGACCACCAAGGTTGATCTTCACCTACAGTATCATCAAATGTGTAGATGTACTCACATCCACAATTTTTAGCATACTTATACATTTGCTGATGATTTTTGAAGTGTTTAGGATAGATTGAATCTTTATCAGTGTCTCCCCTTTCATAATAGTAAAGAGGTTGTTCTTCACGAGTATTAGTATAAGCATCTTGCTTGAAAGTAGATTCCCAAGTAGTATTTGTCTTTAGAGATGACATATCACCACCATCAATAAGATCAACAACCTTACTGCGTGCTTGATAATCTTCTTTGAGAATCTTACCATTGTGCTCAACACTACCATCCCAGTGACAATATACACCAGAATAAGTATTGTCTTTGTGTTTGATTGTAATGAAACTGCGAGTTCCCATGTGTTTTACTGATTACAAAGTAATCATAGCATACTGTCAAGGCATTTGGGGGGTTTGTGTGCCACTTCATCATCTGGCACAGAGTCTTCATTTCATTCTTCTACATCCCAAGGTGCTTTTTTGTTTAGTATTTCACGAAATCTCTTCTGTACTTCTGGGTCTGGTGGTTCATTCAACCTTTCTACAAGTGTATCAAAATCTTCTTTTGGTAGTACAATTGTTTCAGGTTTTTGAGACAATCTCAACTTACGTTCTGGACTGATAGTGAGATTGTAAGGGTCATCATAAGGATAAATGTATTCTTGCATCCAACCAATATTCAAACTTTCCCAAAACTCATCATATCCCCATACATCACCATCATCATAACAATCCAAGATATACAGAACATTACGAAATCCATCAAGGAAAAGTTCTAATTTCGTTGGTTCTTCCACTCTCTTATACTTCACACCCATAATGGTTGCGTATTCTCCTTCTATGAGAACTTTTGAGATGTCGGTTTCAGTCATTCAGTTTCTCCGCAAGTTCTTGTGCGGTGTATTTTTCTCCATCAAAATTGAAAAAGGTTCTATCTTTTCCAAGAACTTGATGTTCGTAATAAGTTTTCCCAGAGACTTGTGGAAACTCACCTTCTACTTTTTCTTTTACATAGTTGATGTCTCCAATATAGTCGTCACAATCAAGACTACCCGTAAATTGTTTTGGATGATTGTTCATAAACTTCACAGTTGCTTCTACCAAACTCATATCGGGTTTGATGGATACTAACTGAAACCCAAATCGGGCAAGTAATTTGTTGAGTAGGTTAATCATTTTGTGCCTCCTGTTTTTCTATAAGTTTCCTCAGTTTCTCTTTTGCGTATTCAGTAATTTCGTATTTTTGTTTGCGGAGTTCTTCTATTTCCTCTGGATTGAGTAGAAAACCATCAGGAATGTGACCGTATTCTTCAGTCATCATCAGGGTCTCCAAATACTTCAAGTCCAAGTTCTTCCACAATAACCTCCATTCTATTCAAAAGGTCACAACGAACTTTCTCATCCCCATCATCTACCATTTCATTCTCACTCAATACCAGAGCATTCCAAATCATATTGAATTGCTCTTCTGTGAGGTTCATTTGGATTGTTTTTTCAGTCATTTACCTTTGCCTCCAGTTCGGCAATTTTCAGGTAGAGTTCCTCAAGGTGTGATGTGAGTTTATACAGGTTGACTTCTCCCATATCATAAACTCCAGCATCTGTGAGGTCTCCAAAGATTGTTCGCCAGTCGTCGGTTCTCTCAGTCATCGTAGCATTCCTTTAATTTTTTCAAGACAATGATTAAATCCATCCACAAGCAATTCAGTATTTACATTTTGACTTCCTGCTGCTGATTGTTCTTTCGGCAACCAACTCTCCACCAAATCTACAATATCATTACAGGCATCAAAATCATAACCAAGTTCATCTACCAATCTATTAAAAAGTTTTTGTGCTTGGTGTTTTTTAATTAACCTATTCACAACCTCATCCATAGGTTTTGGATTATCTTTCTCATCCCAATATGCTCTCACATTCCTATAAGGTTCATCAACTACATCATCATACTTCCCCTTCTTTACATCGTTGAACCACACACCTTCAAGGAGACGATGAGTTTCACCATCAGTAATAGCAACCATTACCACACCATCAACAGTATGCTTTCTCTTATACCAACCATGACTTTCATCAGCAAATTCAAGACGAAGATATTCTTCATCATTATAAGAGACAATCTCAAACTTCCCACCAAAATCAAACTCCATTCTGGGTTGAGATTTATGTGTCTCAATCTCTTTGAGGAGTTCAAGTTTCTTTTGAAGCACTTTGATTTCTGCTTCTGTTATTTCAATATCGTTCTTGTAAGTCGTTTGTTTAAAATAAGGAGTAGCATCCATCACACCATCTTTGATTGCTTGTCTAAAGGCATCACGAAGCCCTTGATCCACTTGTTCTGGTGTTTGTGGTTTTGGTTGAAATTCAGTCATTTTCTAATCACAGCAATTACTTTACGATTTGGATACTTCTCTACAATTATATCACGAGCATTCTCATAATCAACAGCATCCTTTACGGTTTCATAATACACAGTTTCATCTGCGTCATCCCAAGTTTGAACTTCGTAAGTCATCTTTATCACTCATAGTAGGACATATCATAACTACCTTCATTATAACCCATTTGAAAGATTTCTTGGGCAAACTTCACAAAGGCATCAAAGTTTCCAGAATACTCCCAACCATCATTCTCATCCCAATCTTCTTCAAAGTGTTCTTTCACAAGTTTTAGGATTTCTTCATCTAAAATCATTAGAGTGCCTCCACATCATCAGCAATCTCATTCAGTTCTTGAGCAGTATGAGTAAGCCAAGGTTCATTTGATAGCACTCCATCTCTATGAATGAGAGAAGAAATCACACGAATAGAAGATGCTAATGCTTCTTTCATATCATCTGTGGGTTCTACAATCAATTCTGCTTTGAATGTTTCCCAGATTTGGTATGCTGTGTTAGTCATCATTGTGGTTCTCCAAAAAGTCCAGTGTATCCAGTGGAATAAGATGTTTCGTAGCAACCATCATCATAACCCATTTGATAGATTTTTTGGACAAACTTCAAGAAGTCTTTTTCATCACATTCCCAGTAAATGTCGTGTGTTGTTTTACATATGTGTCTATCAAACCCATAGGTGTTAGCAAGTTTTAGGATTTCTTCGTCTTTCATCAGGCATCCTCCAAACGAATGTACTTTTCAAATAATCCTCTCATATCATAAAAATACGATTGTGCTCTATCAAGAACAGCAGTATCATAATCTTCTTGGGTTGGTTCATCTTCCATTTCCATATCCTTCCAAACTTCCAAGAAATCTTCAACAGACATATGGTATTCCAGAGGAATGTATGCGACTTTGGGAATGATTGGATTAGTCATCGGTTTGGTTGCTTATGAGAGTATTATAGGGCATCACAGACCACTTTGGGTGCCCTGCTGTGCCAGTTCTTCAAGTGTCCTTACACCGATGTAATGGAATACGAAGAAACTGAAAGAACCTTCCAGTCCATCCTATCTGTGCTCCACATTTAGGGCAACAATAAGATGGGTGAGTCATTTTTGTTTCTCCTGAAGTTTCAAGTAATCATAAGTGGTCTTACAATTCTTTAGTTGTTCCATACAATACACAATACCCCCATTCTTTCCATCTGCGACACCATCATCATAACCAAAACGAGCACCTAAAAGGAAAGTCACACCAATAGATGCGAGAACAGCAAGTAGAAGTCCCCCAATCAAATTATCATCGTTCATTTCTTTTCTACCCAAACATTTACAATACCATTAGATAAATCTTTTTCATTATTATCTTCATCATAAACAGAGAGTTCTACATTATCAGGAGGATTGAGAACTTCTTTGATGTATTCTGTGAGTTGTTTGTTTTCCGTCATCCTCCCAAATCTCCACTCACTACAATAGGTTCTACATCACCACAGACAACTTCTGCGTTCATTTGTTCCATAATAATAGACACCTTATCCATAACTCTTTCTCTGGTTTCTTGTGTCCAAATGCTGTTTCCAACAACATTCAAACTTTTATAAAGAGTGTTATGAATTACCATAAGGTCTGCTGCTGATAGTTTAGTCATTTTCTTTCACCCAAACCGAATCAAAACACAAATACATCATCCACCTCACAAAACGATTAGGCACTCTTCCTTCTGCTGGTATATAAACAATACCAGTATTCACATCAGGACGATTACCAAATAAGTAGCACTTGTAGTTAGATTGTTTTGGTTGGTGAATAAAAAATGTATTATCGGTTGAAATATTCACATAAGGAATTTCTTGTTCTTCAGTCATTTGTTTCTCCTATACCATTCAAAGTTGCGTGGTTTTGTATCAATCACATCCATACTAATCTCAAACCACTTCCAACGAAATGTAAATCCAAACAACTGAGTGCTCCCAATACTCATAATCAACAAAGGGAATATTTCAGTGGCAGGAAACTCATCCCACTGGACTGTAATATCCAACAGAGCAAACTTTGGGGATGTAAGAACTTGGAAGAACCATTCCTTTCCATAGTCCTGATAGGTTTCATAATCAAAGAGTTTCATAATGTTTCATCACTATAATTAATCCATAAATTATCACCACCAATGTTCAGGTGATACATCTTACCATTGTTTAGATAGATTCCTAACCATACTGCTTTGTTTGGTTCCATTACTTCATAATGCACCATCTTTACATCTTCTAGAACAATCTCATCTGGGTTCTTTACAAATCTTGTCATTTTAGTTGTTTTCCTGATAAATGGCATTTATTCAGAATCCTGATATTATGCCAAACTTTTCAATACTTTTCGGAGAAACTGTATAGAACCATAAAACTCCTCACCATCCTGTCCGCCAATCACAATCCAATCAATTTCTTCTAATGCCAATTGAATTCTTTGGTCTTTGGTAAGTTCCTCAAATGATTTGTTTGCTAGTTCTATTCTCTCTGCTTCTTCAAGCATTTCTTCGTGAGTCATTTCTTTGACCTCTAATTTCATTTCTGGTGTTTGGATTTTTCCCCAAGAACTATCATCAATGGTGAGAGTTTCTTTTCCTTTATCATAGACTCTCAACTTACCATCAGTCATTGTCATCCTCAAAGTCAAACCATGTATCAAGAGAGTTCATAATCTCATTCACAATAGCATCAGCAGCAGCATCAATGTGTGGTGTGCCTTCTACATGTTTGTGAGCACGATTCCATCCAAACCTAACACCTTCTTCCAGTGCCATTTCAAGTACATTACGAAATTTAGGTTTCATTTTTTAATTCTCAGGTCTCTGGTTGGGTGTTGTTCTGGATGAAGAACAGTATAATAAAAGTCAACCATACCCCTACCAAAGTTAAGAGAACTCACGGCAAATAACACAAACATAAAGAACTTGATAAATTTGATTTCTTTGTCTGTGTTTGCATCTTTCCTAATTCTATCCAAAATACTTTCTTGGTGAAGTTTTGGAATCAAACTATCTTTCTTTTGCTGATATGTCCATACACTATTTTCAAAATCATACTCCACAAAATTTGTATGATTAAAATGATTCATAACTGGCATACAAACAAAAGGAATCGTTGGGTCAATATGCCTTATACTACAATCAACCAAAATAGGAACAGGAGTTTTTGTAAGACATACAACGTGGGTTTCCATTTGTGTCTTAGTTGGAATTTTGAAAGTTCCTGGATATCCAACCAAATGTAAAGCTGGAGGATTTTTCATCACAACCATAAGGCTGCACTCAATTAATTCACATTCAATTCCATTTTTATATAAGAGTTTTAGTATCATATCACTCATACTAAAACAAAATCCCACACCACGTTCAATTAGTCCTATATCATTTATATTTTCTAGTACTGTTTGAATTTTTTTATAGTAATCAGACTCTAATACTTTTTCTAGTTCAGTATGCATGGGGATATGAAATAAATGAATTTTAGTATTAATTAATTTATTAGTCAATCCTCAATCAAAATCCAATCTTCCATGTCACTTTCAGTCACAGACTCCCAGTTATCATCAAAGAGATCAAACATGGATTCATTTGGAATGATACAATCAAACTCATCAATTTGAATGTCATCGAGAAATGCAGTAGACATGGTTCACATCAATTACAAAGTAATTATAGCACATTCTTAATGGTTTTAGTGGTCTATTGTGCCAGTTGTACAGGTGGCATGGACAATAAAAAAGAGGGTCAAAATGACCCTCTAATTATTAGGAAATTCTCACTAATTCAGTTGTATCTTCTTCATCAAGAATTTGAGGAATAAATCCTTCTATAGTAATCAAATCATTAATTACATCGTCATTATACTTTTGTGCATAATTTCTAAACATTTTATTCAATTTTTGAACATCTTTTTTTAATTGTTGCCTTGCTTTTTTTGCCTCTTCGGCAGGAACATCACTCAAAAATCCAACTACCTTAACATTTTTATTGTTTGAAATAGCATTAAGTGCTTGAATAAATGCTCTTTCAATGTAAGTGCTTCTTTTATTATTAATTGCAATTACTTCTGTTTGATTATCACATTCAAGCATTTTTCTTGCTTTACTTTCTGCTTCCTCTTTTTTCAGAGGAACCATGCTTGATTTGGTTCTAATCTTGTTGAGAACATCTTCACAAGCAGACTTTACTTTTTCTTCTTTAATAGAATGTCGAATGGAAGACCACCAATCTAAACATTGATCAAGTGTAGGAAGTTTATCAGAATTTCTTTTCTGATACCTATCAATCCAATTTGCAAGACGAACTTTAAAATCTTTAATATCTGCAGCTTTTGATGGAGGATGGTCATTGCAACCAAGACCCAATTCATCTTTTAGATCTTCAAGTTCATACCCATCTTCAAGTTTAACAACAGTATATACCCACTTATTTTGCCCAAGAGATTTAAGAGCATATCCACGAGTAAACCCATCAATGGAAGTTCCATCTTCCAAAATAACAGGGGGAAGGCTATCAATTTGAATACCTTTTACTTCAATATTATTTTTAATTTTATCTGCATTTATATAATCAGTTCCAGTTGCTCTGACAACATTTACAACTTGACCTAGATTATTAGTGTAAATGATACTATCACAGTCTCTAATTTCAAATCCTACAAATTTTGCTGTGTTAAATGTAGGAACTTCTAAATCAGAAAACCAATTTAGATCAGGAACTCCACAAGGGATTTCAATTTTTTTATATGTAGTCATAGTAATTAATAACGTAAAACAACGTAGTTTAGATAGTTTTCACAACAGTGTAACTATCTAATGGAAGCATCGGGACTCGAACCCGAAACATCTTGCTTGCAAAGCAAGTGCTCTACCAATTGAGCTATGCCCCCAAACTCCCCCACCTGGACTCGAACCAGGAACATTCTGATTAACAGTCAGACGCATCTACCATTGAGCTATAGGGGAATAAATTAAGTTTGTTTGTTCAACAAATACTCTACAGTATTTGCTACATCATTCATAGCATCACGAAGGTTTTCTCTTTGACCTGATTCCATATCAAAATGTGTAGGATCAGTTAAAGTCCAACGCCATTGTTTCATGTCTGCATTATACCACAAATTAATTATCATGCTTCTGATGTTCCAATTTAATCCAATTAAGAAGAGCATTTACTTCTCCTCTCTTTGCTTCAGTGAAGTCATTACCTTTACTAAAGATATAGAAATCTAATGCTTCTATAGCAAGGTTTCTATCTTGTTGTGAAATAAGTGACATAACAATAATTTAGTTGGTTGGAGATATTTAGTTCTCCTATCGGGGCGGCAAGAATCGAACTTGCACCTCTGCTTCCCAAAAGCAGCATTCTACCACTATACTACGCCCCGTGGTGGGAAATCACAGATTCGAACTGTGGACTTTCTGCGTGTAAAGCAGACACTCTAACCACTGAGTTAATCTCCCAAAAAGGGGCAAGAGTGTCCACCTACGATAATCTACGATGTGGCCTAGGGGACTCTTTATTTAATACAACTTTCCTGGTTGTACCCCTTACGACTATCAAGCAGACAAGTTTATCTCCAGGCGCTATGATAGAAGGTGTACAATACTGAAGTAAGTTATTGACTCCCCACAGGCATCAATAACACTTTCAGTAAGGTTGATCTCCTTCTAGGCTATGTGCCTAGCGAGTATCAACGGAAGGAACAGGAATCGAACCTGCGAAGTTTTTACACCCAGCCGCTTTCAAGGCGGTGTCCTCGACCAACCGGACTCCTTCCAATGATGGGTTAAGTGTGATATACCTCATAAGGATATAACAGGGACTTAACCTCTATCTAATTATGTATCACATCTGAATAGGAACAAGAACTTTATTGTTCTTCAGTTGTGAGATCAGTTTACCAACACTCTCAGCAGTACGAATTTGATCCTCAACATCAATAGGATTTTGGCAAGAGAACACATAAGACTTATCAGGATTGCTCTTATAAGTCACTCCAACTTGCATTTCATCATAGTCAAAGGAAACTTGAGAAATAGCAGAAGATTCAACAGCAAGAATAGCAGTAACAGACATGTGCTTTTGATTGATTACCTAGTAATAATAGCAGGTTTGGGGAGGAAAGTCAAGGGGTTTGTGCCACTTACAGAACTGTCACAGTGTTCCAATCTTGTCTATACACTAAAAGGAGAGCACTGCTACCATTTGGAGTGAAGGTAAAATATTGATTATCCACAAATACAATTCTTCCCTCCATATTTTTATATGATATGAGCATTTTCTCACTGAATGTTTGGGGGTTGGTCATCACCTTTTCCTTCTAATGATTTAACTAACAATGATGTAAAAAGTTCCATTTTATCAGGATGGACAGTAGCAGGATTGATGTTTATAGCATCTTTGAGTGCTATCATTTCGTTCCATTCTTCAATTGTAAGGTCTTTTTCTGTGGATCTTGAGTGAGTCATAGTTCTCTACAATTATCTTCAAATCCTAACACACTATCTATCCAATGATTGTTTTCTTAAGGGTTTCTTCGAAATCACTTAAGATTTCTTCATAAAATTATCAAGGGCATCTAAGTCATCTTTGAGATCTTGTTCTTGTTTCTTATCATGATAATAAGACCACAGAGCATTGTGAACTTCCATAAGATGGTCTACCCAGAAACCAGAAGGATAGATTCCCAGTTCATTCAATAGACCACGATGAGATGTTCCTTCACTTTCTGCCTTACACATAATATAACAGATTGCCTGAACCATATCAAGTTTATCTTCTTCAGAAAGCATAAAATACTTTCCTACAGCACGGTGCTTTGCTTCTTCATTTGCTTTTTGCATTTGTTTACAGGCATCAGAGTCCCACCAATCTTGTAGTGCCTTACCAAATTCATTTGTTTGTTTATCCAAATGGTCCCCAGATTCCACGATCACCCTCCTTTCTGTTTTCTAACTTATCCAAAAGAGCATCAGTATGAATGACACTATCAATCCTACTAATCAAATCTGCAATCACAGAAACTACCATAGGACGTTCAGTTCTTGATGCATAAGCAAGTGCATTTCTTAGGTTTGACTCTGCTTCTTTAAGTGATTCTTCAACTTGTTGTCCCAATGCCATTTTCATCCTCCATTAGCATACAATCAATGCACGATTGCAATCGTAACATATCTTCCCTAGAAAGTCCATCTAAGGTAATAGATTGCTTTTCAAATGCAATTGTTAGCGAATACTCATCTTCATCTGGATTAGAAGACCCACAGGTTTGAATGGTTCTCATCAACTCCCAGCCTTTTTGAGGGTATTAGTCATTGTTACATGACGAAGAGTATAAGTTCCATCCTTGTTATCAACCCATTCCACATTATCTCCTGGTTTTAGGTTTGCTGCTTCCAATAGGTCATCAGGGAATATGATGAAGTATTCATCTTCTCCGGTATCACCATTTTCAATCTTATCAACAGGAAGTTGCCACTTAATGACTTTATCTTTCTTATTTTTAATGAGATACTCCATATCACTATGTCCCCAAGGAGGCATACAATGGTCTTCCTCTTCTTCTTTCTGTTTGACTACAGTTTCTTGCCAAGCAAGTTTGAACTTCTCATCAAACTCTGCAAGATAATACTGAAGAAACTCATCTACAGCATACATCAATTGTTCAACTTTATCATATTGATGTTCTTGAAGTCTATCTATTGCACAATCAAGAATTTCACGGGCAGAACAAATCTTAGATGTTACTGCATCAACATCATTCATCGCTGTCCACATTTTGCTAGGCATTTTGTTCTTTCAAGTAAAGTTTGACTTGTTCCATAATCATAGCACCAATCTCTTCTGATGTCAGTCCATTGAGGACACTCCATCTACTGTCACAAGGATCCCACTCTATAGTAAATGTACCATCAGCATTTTCAATTACTTTGAGACCATCATCAATCTTTTGGTTTTGGTTTGTTACATTCATTGCAGTAATAAGAAAATCCAGATTTAAATTGTTTTACCACCTGATAATGTTCTTTGTCAAGTGGTTTTTCTTCTTTACATTTAGAACAAATCCTAGTTTGGGTAATAGTCTCCATCCCATTCAGATTTTTCTTTTTTACGGAGGCTCTTAAGTTCTTTGTAAAGTTCCTTGATTTGCTGATAAGCATCTTCTGGCGAGATCTTATCTGCAATTTCAAGTCCTGCAATGAGACCCACTTTATCACCAAAACGGGCAAGTGCTCTCTCGAATTCTGTGAGGGTTTCATACATTATCAAATTGTTCCTTCCATGGATTCTCTGCAACAATATCTATACGAGCATCAACTGCATCTACTGAATGCATAATTTCATAGAGAGTGTTTGTAGTTTCTACATTTTCTTCTTCTAACTTTATTATCCTTTGCTCAAGTTCTTCAATTTTTCTGAATAAAATATCAGTAGGTACTTCTGGCGTTCCCCATTTTTTTTGAAACCAATTTGGGTCACTCATTACAAAACTCCTATTTCTTTTAGATAATTTCTATATCTCATAAATCTACCAACACTTGGTTGATTGAGAACATTTAATTGGTAGCAGATCTCACAATAACATAACCATTCATACCAAGGAGTTGTTGGATCTAATACATGATAACTATTCACTTTGTGCTTTTCCTTGTTTTCTTTTTAATTGGATGACTGGTGCTAGTTACATCAGTTCCAGGTTTGATATAGAGTTGATAATCTCTAGATTTAAACTTTGACTTTGTTATGTACTTATCTGCATGATCTTGAGATTGAAAATAGCAAATCTTTTTGTCCATCATATCTTTCCCCTCCATGTGCACAATTTTGAATGGAAATTGTGTATGAGGAAAAGTTGTAGAATCTTCTGTGTTAGTTGTTTTTTTCATTTTACTTTACCATGAAGAGGACAATCACCATTCACCCATTTCTTACTAGCAGGCATGTCTTGATTGTCAAGAATTGGACACTTGCAACCTTTTGCATATGCTTCATCTGTACCAGGAACTAAACCATTCCAGACACCATACTGTTCATCATAAATGTCTGTATCATTATCAGGTTGCTCAAGTTTAAAAATCTTTGCTTTAAGTTTACTAATTTCTTCTTGCAGTTCAGCAACAATTTCATAATGATCTTCCATCATTTTGATATCAAACTCATTAGCAATCTTGCGCATGTTTTCATCACTGCGCATATCATTGAAAGCAACATAACAAGCACCTTTCATAATGCCAACTTCATTATGTCCCATTGCTTGAAGAAAATTTTCCCACAATTTAAACAACTGTGTAGTGTTTAGATCTTCTGCAGGAACTTCCATAGTAATATGTTGCTCGGGAAGAATTTCATCATCATAGATTCCACCTTTAAAATCCCAGATAGAATCAAACTTAAGAGTGATTTTTGCTGTGTAGGTCATGCACCTGTTGATGAATATGCTCTATTATACAGCATCATCCTGCTTTTGAGAAAGTTGTTGTGCCAGTTGCTCAACTGTCCTCATGTATTTTCTCATCATCCACCATTTGCCAATAGGATTACTAATCCAGAAAGGATGAAATCTAATAATCCAGATCATCCTTTCAAAATTTAGTTTAATAATTTTAAAAACAAGTAAAAGATAATCACCTACATTTTGATCTACAATCATCATTACTGCAACAACAGTAAATGCTATGAATAGTGTGTAATAGTAGGTGTTCATTTATTTTCTATTTTTACTGGACAGGATGGAATAATTTTTTTGATCTCAACTAAAATTTCTTTTTTCTGAATTTCAGTTAATCCCACAACATTTGTAAGTTTGTGTATTATTCCAACTGCTTGTGTGCAAGATATAATTGTTGTGAGAAATAGAGGAGTCATACACCTCCAAAATTTATTTACTATCTAGTTAAATTGTAATCCACCTTTCATTTTCCAAGGTCCAATTAGTTACATCTGCAATTCTTTCTCTAACTGACTTGGCAGGTTCCCAACCCATTTCTCTCATCTTATCACCATCAAGTGCATACCTAAGGTCATGTCCTGGTCGTGAGGAATGGAAGTCAATCAATTCATAATTAAGTTCTTTGCCTTGTGCCTCTGCAATGATTTGTGCAAGTTCAAGGTTGTTTAGTTCTTCTGAACCAACAATGTTGAATTTAGGACACTTAGCACCACCATAGGTATATTCAAGACTACCTTGATAGTTCAGAAGGAATAGAATTGCACTAGCAACATCCTCAGCATGGATGTAATGTCTAGACCCAGGAATTGTACAAGTTGAGTCACTATGAATGGTTACTTTTTCACCATCTCTAGACTTCTTGATGCACATAGGAATGTACTTCTCTGGATGCTGACGCTCTCCAAATACATTCATAGTATGAGTAATATAAATGGGAAGTCCATAAGTATTCTCATATGCTACAGCAAGTTCTTCACCTCCTGCCTTGGTTGCACTGTATGGGTTAGTAGAATTATATCTATCATTCTCTTTGTATTTGATTCCATCTGGAGCAGGACCAAATACTTCATCAGTGCTGAAGTAAATGAATCTTTCTAGGTTGTCTTTCTGTGTTCTTGCAAACTCTAGAATGTTACAGGTTGCCACAACATTATCAAGAACAAACTCCATAGGATACTCAATACTGCGATCTACATGAGAACCAGCAGCAAGATGAAGAATGTAATCAACTTTACCAATTTCTGATTTAATGAGAGGATTGAGTTCTGCTTTAAGGTCATGGAATACAACTTTTACACGTTTACGATCATCTGCTGTAAAATCAGAAAGAATGTCATTCAATCTATTAAGATTTCCACTATAGTCAAGTCTGTCTAGAGTTACAACATCCCAGTCAGTTTCTTTGAGAATGTATCCAATAAGGTGGTGAGCAATAAATCCTGCACCACCAGTAATAAGAACTCTTTTAGTCATATTCAATCAAGGTAGTAATCACTATTATCCACCAAATTCCACTCTAAGTCAAGTTCTTCCAGAAGTTTAATTAGTTCTTCATCATTATCTGGAAAAGTTTGTTCTTCCTCAAAAGTAAAACTTGCCTCACACAATCCAGGACCATACTCAGCAGGATCATAGAAAGTTGGCGCATAAGTTTCAACTGCATCTTCAACTACAGCAGTTACATAAACAGATCCATCATCATCAAGACTAATACTTTCAATGCTCAAGATACTCATTTCTTTTTAGACTCCTTCAGTGCAATTTTTTTGGCAGTTTCTATTGTATTGTGAACTGATATTTGCTGTCCTTTATATATCAACATATACTTATTACAATAAGGAATTACTGCCCACTCTTCATTCTGACTTACCCACCAATCTTTTGATTTCATAATTAATCTAGTAAATTGTGATCATATTCCCAATGGCAGTTTGGACAAAGTGCCATTAGATTTTCTCTTGAGTTTATCACACTTATCATTATATCATCACTAAATGAAGAAATAGGTTCAAAACAAACACCCCGTGTAGGATTTGCACCCACGACCGATTCTTTAGAAGAGAATTGCTCTGTCTCCTGAGCTAACGGGGCATAGTCCCTCCTGTTTGTGCATTGTTAAGAGGCATGGAGGGGGTGGGACTTATTCAAAGTTTGGACCTTTGATGCCCATAAGTAGAGAGTGGTTGGATTCGAACCAACTACTGAATGTGTTGTCCACGTGCCTTACCCTTTGGCTTCACTCTCTGTGGGGCAACCTTCCACCCCTACATCTTACATTGAAACATCATCAAAGTCAACATCAGGATGCAGAAATTCTAAGTAATCTTCGTAATCAACACCAAGATATTCTGCAAACTCTTTGAGCTCCTGATGATGCTCTGTATAAATGATTTCCTTTATGTTTTGAATCACAGTAAACCTCCTCAATAACCATATCTGGAAATCATTTGTTCCATCCTATCCTCTCTATATTCATCTTCCATGTCTTCTGATTTATTATCCTCTAATTCATCATAGATGGTATCAGCATCTTTTTCGAGAAAAAGGGAAGTCATAGGAGTTTATAATTATAGGGGTGATGTTATGTATTTAGGAAAGGGATTACTCCCCTTCCTGTTGCTGAAACTCAGCATCAATCTTGTCATACAATTCAACAAAAGTTGTTTTAGTTTCATCATCAAAGCGATTGAGACAAACTTTGATTGCCTTATCTTTTTTTCCAAAGATGGAATATGCTTTGATGATGTGAACAAGACGACGAGTGGAAATGACTTCATCAATACCACCATCTGCAAAGGTCTTACGAATAATCTCAGACCAAGTGCACAGATGTTTAATAAAATCAGTGTGCTCTCCAACCATAGGAATACTAAGTGATTCTGCTACTTTTGTCAAGATTTTTGTCTCAACATTAATGGTAGGATACTCTTGCTCAAAGGTAATAGGGAACCTCTCAAGAAATGCCTCATTGAGCACATTGGTGCCAATGAACCTACCATCATCAGAACCTTTACCTTTAGTATTAGCAGTAGCAAACACATTGAACCCTTGTTTAGGGGTAACATGCTTACCAATTTTCTTCAGGAAGACACCCTTACCCTCCAAAATTGACTGAAGACACATGATTTTATTGGAAGCAAGGTCAATCTCATCAAGAAGAAGAATTGCACCACGCTCCATTGCTTCAACCACAGGACCATTGTGCCATACAGTTTCGCCATTGACAAGACGAAAACCACCAATTAGGTCATCCTCATCAGTTTCAATAGTAATATTGACACGAATCAGTTCACGACCCAACTGTGCACATGTTTGCTCTACACCAAAGGTTTTACCATTACCAGAAAGACCAGTAATAAAAGTGGGATAGAATAGACCAGAGGAAACAACTTTTTTAATATCACTAAAGTTACCAAAGCTGACGAAGGTATCATCTTTCTTAGGAATGAGGTTTTGGACAACTGACAAAAGGGAAGAAATGGTATCTTTTCCTTCTGCAGCAGGAGAGTTATAGGTGTCTTCCAGTTCTTTTACTGTTGCCTCCAGATTCCATTTACCACGACTAGTTTTATATGCTTGCAGATACTTCGATGCTGTAGCATAACTAGTGTTCATTTGATTTGCCACTGATTTGACTGCATTAGCATCAATTTCAGTACCAAATTGTTCCTTTAGCAAACTAATAAGTTGTTCCTGCATGGTCTTGGGTTGATTACTTTGTAATGATAGCATGGATTTGAGGTTTGGGAACCACTTAGTAGACAGTTCCCAAACTGGCACATCAAGCAATCATATCAACAAAAGAGGACAAAAGTTTCTTATTTGTCTTCTTTTTATTCAACATTTTAGCAAATGCTGATTTAATTTGTGCTTTGGTTGCACCTTCCTCAACTTCAAACTTTTCATCTTGCGAAAGTGAAGTAGTGGGAATTACATGGAATTGATCATAACCAGTTCCAGTGAATGTGATGAATTGTTCTTTCTTGTAAATTGACTTTACTTTCTCATAATCACCAAATTCCTTGCCATACCAATCATAGCAAGTCTTGAAATCCCTACCAGGAACAACCCTAAAGTTGATGAAGTTTACAGTAGAAAACCTATCTTTCAGAGTAGAAAGAAGAACTTTGGAATACTGTGGGAAGTTTCCATAGTTATAGGAAGAATAGATTCTACCATTAGTCCTGTTACGAACAGTAGTGTTAAATGCTTTAGTGAGGCTAACATATTCCTCACCACTATTATTCTTTTTCTTGATGGTAGTTGCATTCACATAACCCTCACCATCAGTCAGGAAAACAACATTCACCTTTTGAAGTTTGTTTTTCTTTTGAAAGTCAGGAATCAGCGAATGCAATGCAAGCATTGTATCACCAATAGGAGAACCAGACAAGTCAAGATGACGAGGAGCACAACCATTACCTTTCTGAAATGCCCAACATGCTGCCCAGATGTGCTTCATTTGAGCATCCAATTCACGAGAATTACTCTTACTGGTAAAGAAGTTCATCAGTCTAAATGACTGTTCTGGTGCAATAACACCTCCTACTTTCTTGTAGATAGGAGGATGATTTGGCTGCAATTCAACATAAGCATTGCAATCCACAGTGAAAGCATAAACTTCAAAGGGAATGTTGACCTTTTTACAAAACCAAATCAAATTAAACAGTTGCTTACAAGTATCCAACATCCAATGGGACATTGAACCAGACCAGTCAAGAATAAAGATAAGACCATGATTCTTACCATCAGGAATTACTGACACTTTTTTGAACAAATCTTCATTGAATTTGTAAGTATGAAGTTTGGATGTGTCAAGTACACCAGTACGTGCAGTAGAAGAACGAGCATATTGGTCTGCTGATTTCTTACATTCAAACTCCTTAACCAGATAAGAAACTTCTTTCTCTGCAGATTTCTTGTAAGAATTGTATTCTACCAGAACATTCTGATACCAATCCTTCATCCAACCAGAATGACTTTGATAATATTCTTCAGTTTTCTGATGAATGAAATCATTAGGAATAATCACATTCTCAAGAATAATTTCAGGAAGTTCCACATAGTTAGTCTCTTGACCATACTTGTTGGTCAAATCCTGTGCCTTTTCCTCAAAGGATTGTGAAGTCTTGGATTCAAACTCACCATGCTCATTGCTGGGTTCACGTCCACCACCAGCAGGAGTTTCTTGCTCCATAGTAATAGGATTTTCACCCTGTGATTCTTGTTGAGACTTAGAAGATTCCTCTGATTCTTGTTCAATATCCATAGAATCTTGAGTATTTTGTTCAGCATTCTCAGGAAGATCTACTTCTTCTCCACTTTGTCCTTGATTTTGAACAATTTCAGGCATCTCAGTGAGTTGTTTTTTCTTGTAGTTCAAGAACTGAACAATCTCACGAGCAATATCAAGAACTTCTTGGAAAGTTTCCAGTTGACTGATACGAGTCACAAACTCATTCTCTTCATCAGAGAAAGCAATATTGTGAAATGCACCAATCTTAAAATACATATTGATGCGATCAATAAAGGTAAGATTATCAAGATTCTCATCCTTCACTGAGAAGAAATCATCATTATTCAGTTCATTATATCCATTGTAAAATGTCTTAGAAAGACCAGGATACTTTTTCTTCATCAAACGTTCTACACGAACATCTTCAATTACATTGATAAAGTCCTTAGGAACATCAGCATACTCTTTTGTCCAATCAATATTATCAGTAAAGAGTGCATGTCCCACTTCATGACCTACAAGAAGATCATAAACAGTTGCAGATGCTTTATCCCATAAAGGAAGAACAAGAACCCTACGATCAACATCAAAGCACGCAGTAGGAACTTTCTTGTGTTCAATGATAAGGTTCTCAGTTGCCAGACATTTGGCAAGAGAACCTTTAACTTCAAGATTGACTGACATGTGGGATTTCTTTACTGTCCTTATAGGATAGCACAAAAAAAGGGAACTGGAGGTCTGTATGGACCAGTTCCCAAAGTGTCCTATAGGAGTTAAGTATTACCTATCCTTCAACCCTAACAGAGTGATTATAGGTAGATTTTAGATACTTGTCAAGTACTCATGCATTATGTCCTTCTAATAAGACACTGACACTTCCTAAATCAAATGTATCAGTTCCGTTAGCCATGGTGATGCGGATTCTGTCGAGGGTGGCAGAAAGAGATTTAGACCCTGAGGTTAGATATCCTATAGAGCTGGTGTGGCCGCTAATACTACCAAACATAGACCAAGTGTTTGTGCTAGCATCTATCAAGGTCAAGATGCAACTACCTGAATATAGGTTAGCTGCAGCCTGGTAACTTGTATTGAGGGTTAAAAGAAAAGCTGAAGCCAATGTTACACTAGCAATTCCACCTACAAAAACATGATTCGATCCATTGTAACCACTAGTCTCATATCCTCCAGAGTCACCAAGTTGTATTTGCATAGGTGATGTACTGTTTGTACTTACACCATTAAGCATAAAAGTAATTCTCTTTACCCAACTTGGGATGCTTGTGAATTCAACTGCGGTGCCAGTAGCAGATTTTACTGCTTCAAGTCTCATTAGTTCATAAAAAGAAGTCCCTACTACATCAGTTGCTTTATTTACAGCTAAAGTACTCATATCTTTATAATCTTTTTAGTTATTTATCAAGTTCTATCAAATGCAAAGGGAAGATAAGGTCCATTTGCATTCACATAATGAAAAAAGATTTGATGATGATATGTATCATCTTTTTTAAACACTCTTTGAATCCTATTATATTTTGATTCTAAAGGATACCTCCAGTGCTCTCTTTCACATCCTTTATAAATCACGGCATCACCATTTTTCATATTTACAAAGCTTTCATTACTATTGGGTGTCTCAAACCAAATAGGCCAAGGTTCTTTTCTATTTGTACTGATTTGAAGAGTAACACTCACTTCACAGGAAGGTCTATCACTATGTCTTTTTAGTCCTTGCCCAGTAAAATAAAATCTATCAAAATAATAAGTAGAATATAAATCAATACCTAAAGTATCTTCTACTTCTTTTTTGATAAGATAATGAAGTTCTTTATATGGAGGAAAATTATATCTTGATAATGAACCTTGAACTTGTTTTTCTTCTGGTTCATAATTAGATTTATTTTTTCCAAGATAATTAATTTGCCCTCTTTCTTTTGGAACTGGGCAAAAAATCATTTCTGGATTTGTTACCATACCTGGAACAAAAAGATATCCATTTTTTTCAAATGACTGATGATTAGTCATCTGATAGGTTGGTAAGGTTTGTTTTTGTGGATATTCTCTTTCCATCACTTCCACCGAGGCCCAATTGTCCACCCAACTAAAGATTTTCTTACTCCAGATTTTACTTTCTTTACTCTATGTGGAGTTCTTGAATCAAAAAATGCAATAGTCCCTTTTTGCTTTGGCATAAAATAAGGTTTCCCAGAACTATCAAGAAACTGGACTTCACCTCCAGTATATTCATCAAAATTTGAAAGTTGTAAAGTAAAAGAAAGTTTTCTCACATATTCTACATTTGTTGCAATAAAATCTTGTGGGTCATTAACACAAGAAGTTGTAATATTTTGTGGTTTATAACAAACATCTATACCTGAATCAGTATGCCAATTATAAAATTCACCTTCTGAGTATCTTGTATATTGTAGACTTTCACCATCAATACAAGTTAAATCATAAAGAAAATTTTCTCTATTTGCTCTTGTAGCATAATGCCAAAGAAACCCACCAATCCAGTGTGTAGTAGGAATCCATACATTTTTACTATTTCTAATGTCCTTATTTACTTCTCCCTGTCCACCATATCCAACCGCAGAATCATCAAAATTATTTTCAAAAACTTTTAAATCTTTTTCTAAAATACTTATAATATCTTGAGGTAAATTAGTATCATACCATACTGTCTGAAATGCCATAAAAAAATCAAGTCATTTGAACTATTTATTTTGAATCAATCATATAAAACAAATCTCAAATATCCCCTTCCTCCTGCACCACCTGTAGCAGAAGGACCAACTCCCCCAGCACCAGGAGCACCAACTTGATATGGATATGGAGAACCTCCAGTTATAGTAAGTCTTGTGTGAATTGCACGTCCTCCTCCACCTCCACCAGCACCACCAGTCAATCCAGTCCATGACCCTCCACCTCCTCCACCAGCAGGTTCACCAGCAACACCAGGCCCTGGAAATGGGGTTGCTCCAGGACTTCCAGGTCCTGCACCAGCCCCACCTGCTCCTGATACTACACCAGGAAATCCTCCAGCATTGCCACCATTTCCAGTTCCAGGTCTAGATGCTGCTGTAGTTCCTGATGTATTTGTTGTTCCTCCAGTTGCAGTTCCACCAGTTCCTCCACCAGTTCCTCCTCCTGGAGAACCTCCAGTTCCAGAATTTCCAATAACAGTTGAGAAAAATGATGGAGTTCCATTTGACCCAACAGTACGAGCTAGAGGAGATGTCCCAGCACCACCTCCTCCACCTCCAATAGCAAAAACATAAACTCCAGATACAATTGGATTTACAGTTACACTTCCACTTTGAGGTGTTTCAAGTATCACAGAAGCATCTGTTTTTACTCCCACAACAGTTGCTATATGCCCAGCACCACCAGTAGCACTTGACTTAAATGCTGTTCCTCCTGAAATAGTGAGACTTGTGCCACCTTCAGGAAAAACTCCAGTACCAAAAGTTTCATTATAAAGACTTGCTTGTGCAACACTAGTATCATCAAAAATTATAGTTGGTCCTGAAACTGTGATTGCCATTTTGTGGTGGTGGATAAATTACTGTTTCTGGAAATGTGGAGATTTTGTGAGGTATATAATGTCTTTTATGGGGGGTTCTTAACTGAAAACTGTGATGTTGACTTGAGCACCATCAGTAGAAGTACCAGAAAGATTTGCTGTTACAACCCTCACCAATAATGTAGTTCTGGCAGTTGTATCATCCAACGTTCTGCCCGTTAACAGGCCTCCCGTTCCCCCAAAAGACCAAGCAACTGCATAATTTGCATCAGGCATCGCAGTCGTAAAGTTCACAGTATAATCACCAGTATTATTATCAGTAATAGAAGTTACATTAAAAGAAGCACGAATAGCAACAGTACCAGTACCATTAAAGTTCACCCAGGCTCTGCAAAAAGTTCCAATTGCAGTTCCAGCACTATTATTGATAGTTGGTGGAGAAGTAGTGTTACTTTGAATTGTACCTACACTTAAAGTACTCATAGTTTATACCAGTGGATTTGGACCTAAAACATTTTCATCCCAAACTTGCTTGAGTTCTGCAGTTACACCAAGAACATCAGTTGCTGTTGGTTCTACATTATTCACAATAGTAGTCACATCTCTGAGTGCTTGTTTTTCTGTAGTAACTTCTGCAACTTTAGCAGAATCTCCTACTTCAAGTGCTTTCATAAACTCTACATCCTTTTGCTCAAGTAAAGGATTTCTCACTTCACGAATTATATCTTTGTGAATTTCTTTTGCTTTATCTACATTAATTCCAATAGGCATTTTCAAACCTCCTCATAAGTCCAAGCATTTCTGTAAGTTCTATCATTAGGAATTTCCGAAACATCAACAACTTGATATGGTTTTCCTTCTGGTACACTTTCAATTAATTTTTCAAGTGAGAGACATTCCATAGTAGGAATTATTACAGAAACGCCACCTTCATCATTTGGATAAATTATTCTTGTATTAATCATAATTCCTCAATTAAACAATAACCCAACGAGCACCAGTATTTATAGTGACTGTGATTCCACTATTTATTGTGGTTGGTCCCACAGTTAACCAATTGTAGGTGGTGGTAAGTGTTTGGTTTGCACTAATAGTTGGTTCACTACCAAGAAAATTTCCACCATTTGCACCCAAAACAGCCATTTTTTTATCCTAACAATTTGGAATTATTTATAATGTTGCTTAAATTTTCAATTTGAACTTGTTGCTCTTTAATTGCTTCTATGAGTAATCCAACAAGGTTTCCATAAGCAACTGATTTGTATCCATTACTTTCTATAACAAGTTCTGGATATACTGTTTCTAACTCTTGTGCAATCAAACCAATAGTATGAACCTTAGTATCAATACGATCATATTCTACACCTCTAAGATTAAGAACTTTTTCAAGTGCATTTTCAATAGTATGAATGTTAGTTTTTAATCTTTCATCAGAGTTTGCAGTTATAGTTCCACCAACAGTTAAGTCACCTG